CCCTGCGGGAGATGAAGCCGTGACCATCAGCGATCGCGTATGGAAACAGCGAACCGCCGCGCTCTGCGGGGGCCGCGTTCCGATGTCGATTAAGCTCAACGACGCTGACGCCAAGGCCGCGTGTGCCGACCTCAAGTCGCTTATGCCCGCCGATTGGTCGCGTGGTGATCTATGCGTGATGCGCCTTTTCGACATGCCGATCGATTTGACGGCTTCGGCCTCGCACGTAGTAGCGTCGGACGGGACGCGGTTTGACTTGGAGGATGAACGATGACCCGCATTGACATAAGCGCGCAGACGCTGCGGGCGCATGCGCTCTACGTGAAGAGATGGAAGGATGAGAGGATGACGGATCAGAAGCGCGGCGAGCGTGAACTTATGAAGCGCGTAGTGCACGCGATGATTGAGAACGGCCAAGTTGTGCGCATGCCGTTCACCAGGGTCAATCAGGGCGATATTAAAGCGCCAAGCCCAAGCGAGTCGGCAAGGCGTGATGAGAATCGCCGCCTGCGAGACGCGGTGGTGGAGGCGGCGAAAGGATGGGCCACAACGCGCATGTATAACAAAATACTTGTCAATAAAGTGCGGGCTGCGGAAGAGGCGTTAATCACGTCGGTTGACGCCCTCTTGGCATTCGAAACCGAGCAGGATGCGCAGTCGTGACGCGAAAATACCTACCGCGTGGCTTCTGGGAAACCGTCTGGTCTGAGTACAAGCGAACGCGTTGGCGGCATTGGCGCGACCTGGCTCTAATATGGGAGATACAATGGATCGCTATCGGCACGTATTGCATGTACCGGGATATTGTGACTGGCCGTTATTATGACTGGCGGCATTGGGCAGTGTCCGGGGTTATCTGGTTGCTTGTATGGCTAGGTTGTTGGGCGTATGAGTATTGCGGCAAGCGGGTGAAGGAGGCGCAAGAATGAACGAAAAGACCGTAGCCTACCTCAAGATGATTATTGACATTCACGCTGCTATTCGGCGCGGCGATGAATCGGAGGCAGATCGACTCTGCGACGAAGCCTCCGATATGTTTGACTACGCAGAGATAGACGTGACTGCGTCGAACGAGTTTTCAGGCGTGCTCTACGACCTGTACCCGGTCAAAGGCACGGCGGGAGAGGCGTTGTGCAGAATGAGGTTCACTTGCCCCGTCTGCGCCTACGACAAGCTCAATCGTGAACCCAAGGACGACCTGATTTGTCCGCAGTGTGGTTTTCACTTCGGCCTTGACGAGAACTATTACGATTACGAAAGCTGGCGGCACGATTGGGAGATGGCCGGTAAACCGTGGTTCAGCGATAATGCAAAGGATAACAAATGACCCCTGAAAAACAAAAACAGTTCGACGCCTTCATGGCGGGCGCGGAGGCGGTGAAACTGCTGCCTGACGTTGAACCGGAATACAAGCGCTTGCTAATGCGCGGCCGCTTCGAAGAGTGGCTGGACGATTACGACCAGCGGAAGGCGCGGCCTGAAATAAGTGAGATTGCGAGGCTGAGAAGATGACCCTAACAACCGACCAGGCAAAAGGCGCGCCCATCCCGCCCGAGTGGTATGAGCGGAAGGAGTATGCAAGCCAGCCTTATCTCCTTAAGGACAACTTCGACATCGACGCGTTGCTAGGCGAACAGGATGATACGGATCGTAAACTGACGATCGCATGTAAACGTTACCTTTACGGCCCCTCGACGCTGGAAGACTTTCACGAGCGCTGCCACGTGATCCACCCGATCCTGGACGACGCCCCGCTGCTTCGGCTGGTGGCAAGGAGGCTAGCGAGATGAGAGAAAGCCTGCGCGCCCTGATAACGGAGGCTTTCGGCATCGTGTCCGACTTCGTATCCTTCGTTCGCTATATCTGGCGAATCATGCGATGCAAGCACGAATGGGAGTTCGCCGAAGAGGAAGTCATGGACAGGCGCGCCATGGTTCGCCGCTGCCCGAAGTGCCGTGAGGCGGAATACTGCGCCCGTAGATCGAAGATGTGGCTCAGTCTGTGGGAAACGGGCCGGTGGCCTGAGTAGCTCGAACCCCGGCCCCGCGAGGATCGCCGGGGTTTTGCTTGGCTTGACAGTGGCTATCCTTTGGCTGTATAATGAAAACATGGATAAAGAAAATCGAAAGCGCAGCGAGATGGCGACATTTCGCTTTACGCCGGGTACGAAGCGGCTGTTGAAATGGTTGTCTCGCGCTGATCATCGTACTATGGCGCACGTTATCGAAGCGTACGTTTGGCGCGAGGTTGAGGGCCGTATTGCGCCGGAGGATATGGCGCGCTTGATGACGGTTAAGCCGGACGGGTCTTACCTGTACGACATTTAGGCGATTGGTGAAAGGATCGAGAATGACCGCCCTTGAACTCGAAGTGACGATCCGCCTCACCGTGGATCGCAAGTGGTTCGAAGATATGACCGACGCTGAAATATGTCGCCGGGTTGAAACTGAACAGGGCAATATTACAACAGTGCCGTGGAACGCCGTGAGCGTTCGCGTGGCGCAGCCTGAGCCGCAGGTGAGGGAGGATGGATAATGCCCAAGTTTAGAGTTTACGCGATTTATACGGCTTCGAAGTTCCTTGGTGAGGTTGAGGCCGAGAGCGCAGCCGAAGCAGAGAATCAAGGTTGGGAGATGGACACCTATATAAGTGTGTGCCACCAGTGTGCCAATGATTTCGACCTGAACGGCGATCCTAACGAAATGCAGGTTGAGGAGGCGCAGCCGTGAAGATCAACGTTCGGCTCACCTATGCCGATGGTCAGACGCATGACATTGAACATGTCACCGACTTGAGCAATGAATCTCGCTATGCTGATTACTGGCGCGATATCGAATGGTATTCAGAACATGCGACGGATATTGGTCTAAACAAGTTGCGCAAGGTTGAAATCCTGGGCGAAGCAGAGGAGGCCGCGCCGTGTCCGAACGACTAGAAGGTGTGGCGTTAATCGCTGCCGTGGCTGAGAAGGTGATGGGCTGGCGCGATGTCCGAAAATCTGATAGCAATGCGCACCCGGCTTTCAATTATTCGCCAGTTTTCAATGTTGTAATCGTCACTCGCAACGAAGGTAAGTACGTTGAGGATCACGCGGAATGGAACCCGCTCGCGTCTTACGATAACTGCTTCGAAGTCGTGGAGGCTATGCGTAAGAATGGATGGGGCTACATGATGGGCGATGACATTTACGGTATGACAAGCGTGGATTTCGGGCGACAGCTAGACGAGGAGTACGACTTCTGGGCGACAGCGAAGAGTGCGAAGGAATTAAACCCAAGAGAGGCGATTTGTCGCGCCGCGCTCGAAGCCGTGATATCGTGGGAGGCGAAATGATGGCGAAAACGACACTTACGCCCGACAACAAAATCAAACGAACGCTTGCCAATAAGTTATTCCATTGGAAAACGACGACACATGACAGCGGTGGCGCTCGCAATCAAATACTCGTCGTTTCCAAGGATGGCTGTACGGGAGATGGATGCTACGAGTATTGGGAACCTCTCCAATGTATTAAGACGGCCTGGGAGATCGTTGAGCATTTCCAGTCCCGCCGTGATACCGAGCGCCACGCAGAATGGGTGAACTTCTCGAATGCGCTACGCGGTGCCATGCTTTACACGATGACGGAGCAGGAAGCCTGCCGCGTGATTTGTGAGGCGGCGATAGATACTGCGAGGCTAACCAATGACCACGCGAATTAGCCTGACGCCCAAGCAAGCGCAGGCGCTCCGATCTGCCAAGGATAACGGCTTCGTGCTAGCGCGTCACGGCGTTGCGGACGGTATCCACCACAACCCAAGCGTGATCGGTATGTGCGTCTGCAAGGGCGTGTTGCGCGTGAAACGATCATACGGACGCAGTCATGAATACACACTGACGCAGGCCGGCGCGCGCTGGCTGCTTGAGGAGGCCGAAAAGTGACATACGACGACGAAACCATACTCTACGTAGGGGTACTGGGAGTGCTGACAGCGGTGTTCTTTTGGTTGATGTGGTACGTCATAATGCATCCCAGTCCTTGCAGTAACCCCAAGATCGCCTGTCATACGGAAACAACTGTCGGTATCACCGGGTACATGTCTACGCCTTCGGCAGACGGCAAGTCCGTAACGATGACGCCTGTGTATGGCCCGATTGATTACCAGGTGCCGGATAAGGTGAAGAAATGAACGACGATCCCAAGGTACTCTCAGCGGCCTTCGAAACCGCCTCGTGGTGCGTGATCGTGAAGGCCGTCCGCACCGTGGCGTTCGGCGCCGGGATCGTGCTGCTGGTGCAGAGCGATCATCCGTGGGCGGCGCTCGGAGTCGGCTTCTTGTATTTGTTGACGGAGTGAAGAGATAGTAATGGACAATAAAAGATACGATCGAAGTCTACCTAAGAGCTTGCTCCGCTATGATAGCCCGAATTGGGCACCTCACTGCGAAGGCTCTGACCCGCACGCAGTAGACTACATTGAGGACGTTATAAACAGGTTATTAGACAGGCTGGATGCCGCCGAGGCGAAGAACGCGGAACTTGAGGCGCGTCTGGCGGCGATAGAACTGCAAATAAAGCCAATCGGTATGGCGACGATTGCGCCTTATGCGATGCCATGGGAGAATAAGTAAATGGCAACTAAAACAATCCTCATCTGCGACCGATGCCAGTACGAAGGCGCGGGCGTCCAGTCGTTCGGCTTCACCGTGCCGCCTGACAGCCACGACGAAGTGCCAAGGCAAATGTTTTACGAAATCGACATGTGCCCCGAGTGCATGCGCCATGCCGTCGTGCACCTGGTAAACACGAGCTACCGCGAGACGAAGCAGCGCCTGCGCTTGATCGCTGGCGACGGCTGGCGCGTGACGGAAGGTCCGACACGGGCGGAACTTGATCGCAGGCAGGAACACGCGATTGCCCCCTGAAGTTCTCCTGCTCATCGTCTTCCTACTTGCCGTAGCGGCCGTCGTCGCCTACATGCGGGAGCCGCGCCAGGAAGGCGAATTCGAGCGCGTGGCGAAGGCGAACGCACGAAGAAAACGAGGTTGGAAATGATAAAGTCACCATTTGACAAGTTCTTACTGTTCGACGTTGAAAGCGTGGGGCTGCATGGCCGCGCCTTTGCGGTGGGTTACTGTGTATTTGTTGACGGAATTGAGATTGGTTGTGGAGAAATCGCGAGTGAACCGTCAAAGTGGGACGGTTCGGACGATGATTTAAAATGGGTGGAAGATCACGTAACCGCTCAGGCGACAGTGTGTCGATATGAATTTGGCAGGCTGTTCTGGGAACATCTTCAAGCCTGGAAGATGCGCGGCTTTGCTATCGTTTCCGATTGCGCATGGCCTGTCGAAGCAAGGTTCCTTTGCGATTTAATCGACATAGATAAAGAGGCTCGGAATTGGCAGGGGCCGTATCCGCTCTACGACGTGTCTTCCGTCCTCGCCGCGCTCGGCTACGACCCAATTGGCACATACCCGCGCAAGGATAACGAACTGCCCGCGCACAATCCGCTCTGTGACGCTCGGCAGTCGGCGCGTGTACTGATTGAAGCGTTGAACGGTACTTTGGAGAAGCCATGAGGTAATCCCGTGGGCGTATCTTACGTAAACGCACTATCGCGCCGCATTGCCAAGAAGTACCGCGAGCAGCAAAAGGCGATATGCCGACGCAAGGTTCACTTCCCCAACTACGACGCCTGCGCGAAGTGGTGTTCGCCGCGCACCGTGCCTTACGAGTGCCCATGGTGTCGCGGCTGGCACCGCACTCATCGTAAACCGTCGCATTTTCCTATGGACATACAGGACCAGATGGCGAGCGAAGTATTGAAGATGTTCAGATGAGACTTCCAAAGCCCCCGCCTGCGCTGGCGCTGCCGCCTGAGAGAACGGAACAAGAAAAACAGGCCCCGCAAGTTCTTTCTGAGATTATAGACCTTGTAAATCGCATGCGCGCGTCTGCTGCGCCATGGCTTTGTCAGGTTTGGGACGACCGTCTCGGTATAGAATGGGGAGGCGAAGAGTGACCGACAGCCTTAAAATAGAGCGAATTGTCAATCCTGACGGCAGCGTTACCATACAATGCACCGAAGACATTTCGAGCATTGCACGCAGGCTTCGGGAAGAAGTTCTGGCGGGCCGCGCAGGCATGATTTACAACATCGGGCCGAACAAACACACTGTGATTGTCGCTTCGCCACCGCGTGACGGTGAGTTTGTTTGGAAGAAGGTGCGAGAATGACCGACCGGTTAACTGTCAAAGGTGGAGTAAAATAAACCAAGTGGACACGCTTTACCAGTATGGCATGACCGAGGAGGAGGAGCACGAGGGCTTTCACCGCCTGCTCAATCCTCCCGGCCGGGTGCCCAAGCCCTTCCCGCAGCCGCTTCTGTGGACGTGTGAGGCATGCGGTAGCGTTGGGCCGTTCGACCGGAGCGGCTGCGCGTGTCAGGAGGAAGACCGATGCCCGAGATGACGCCGCAGAGGCGGGCCGCGTGGCTTGCCGACCAGCAGGAGCGCGCCGCAAAGCGCAAGGTGCGGGCGCTTGAGCATTCCAGGGAGAGGCAGAAGCAGTACCGAAAGGCGGTCGCCAAGGCCAAGAAGCTAATCCCCATAGGTAAGAGCGCCGTGAACGCCACGCTCGCGACACCGCTTGAGGAGAAGTGGTACGAAGCCTACACATCCCTGACCAACTTCGACGGCGTGGAGGCCGCTCGCATCGCCGGTTACGCCCCTTCCCCGCAGAATCTCCTGCGTCAGAGTAAGCGCCTCAAGGTGAAGTTCGCCCGCCGCATCGCGCAGGTGATCGGCGACCGCGACAGCGTGTTCATCCGCGTGTTCGAGCAGGCCATGGGGCACGGCGACAAACTCGCGTTCGATGAGAAAGGCAAGCACGACCAGGCGAAGACGATCGAAAACCTCGCGAACGCGGACCAGCTATGGAAGATCGCATCCGTGGAGGAAACGAAGTACGGCCAAAAGCTCGTCTTCCGCGATGCCGACATGGCACTGCGCATCATTGCCGCCGCCGTGATCCCGAACACGACGAGCAAGGTTGACGTGAACGTACAACTATCCGAGAAGACCGAGCAGGAGAAGGCGGCGATCCGCGAGGCGGCGCTGCAAAAGGCGCTGATGATGCGGCAATCCAAACTAGCGATTGAGGGCGAATTCCGCGATGACAGCGATTAGCGAGACAGCGGGCGAAATCGTCTTCACGCTCGAAGAGATCGACGCGTTTGAGGCGGATGGGATATGGACGCCGATTGAGGCGGCGGCGTGGCGCGAGAAAGCGCCACCGCCGCCCATTGTCTTAAAAGGCCGTCCTGATCTGCACAGCGGACAGTTAGAAATCAGGCGTGATGCCGTTCGTTTTAATGTCATCAACTGCGGGCGTCGATTTGGCAAGGATATACTTTGCATCGACACGGCGCTTGACGCTCTTTTAGACGGTAAGCGTGTTGGGTGGTACCAGCCGACCTATAAATCCCTGATGGAGGTTTGGCGGGCGATGAAGAAGATACTTGCCCCGATCACTCCAAAGGGCGGCGTCAATGTTTTAGATAAGCGTATCGAGATACAGACAGAAGGGGTAATCGAATTCTGGTCACTGGATGGAGACCCGGAAGCTTCACGAGGACGGAAATACCACCGCGTTATCATCAATGAGGCGGCGAAGGCGCGCCAGTTGCAGACGGCATGGGATATGGCGATTCGCCCGACGCTCATGGACTACCGTGGCGATGCCTGGTTCCCTTCCACTCCTCGTGGACGTGACTATTATTACGATCTCTATCAGCGAGGGCAACCCGGAAGCCTGACTTACGACCCGAATTGGAAGTCCTGGCAGAAGCCGACGCATGACAACCCGCACATTCCCCGCGAAGAACTCGAAGACGCCGAAAAGTCCATGCCGACCACGGTTTATCACCAGGAAATCCTGGCTGAATTCCTGGACGTGGCGGGCCGGTTTTTCGATGAGTGGATGCCTTCGGACTGGGTGACGGTTGTCGATGAAGAAGGCCGGATTACTCAAGAGGAACAGCCCTGGCATGTGGTTGATCCCTTCCCCATACCGGCGCATTGGCCGGTATGGGCTGCTGTTGACCCTGGTACTAGTAAACATGCAAAGACGCATTGTGCGCTCTTGTTTGCATCTGATCCCGAAGGCGGCGTTGTTATATTTGATGAGATTTACGAGAGCGGAAAGCAATCAGCCGAACAGGCTGTATTGCTCCTTGAGAAACTTGAAATTTACCACAAAGCCCGTCCTATTGATCCCTCGCGTCGCAATAGTTTATGGAAAGTCGATGTAGATCAAATCCCATGCGACTATGCGAATTTCTTTCCGCCTCCTGCAACGAGCGGCAATGTGTCAGAAAGGCGCGGCAAGTGGCCGGTGGAGTACTATCAAGAGATGGGTCTTCCGTGCGTCCGAGCCGTAAAAGACCGTGTTGCGGGCTGGCGTGAGCTAAAGCAGTGGATGCATGACATGCTGCCGATTAAAGAGGATTCGAAGCGTTTATGTTTTGTAACAGGTGAGGACTTCAGGCCAAAATTACGCGTCTTCCGTGGCAGGTGCTCAAACCTGATACGCACCATCCCGATGATGATCCGTGATGAACGAAACCCGGAGGACATTGAAGAGGATGCGCTCGGCGTAACACAGGTGGAAAGCCATCTTGAGCAGCACCCTTGTGACACCGCACGCTACGGCCTGATGACCCGCCCCGGCAAAGCGCCGGTTATTCCTCACGACATGACGCAGGAGGAAAAGAAGGCCGAGAAGCTGAAAACCTACGAGGAAACCAACCGCGCTGTGGCGGAAGCGGCCCTGATTGCGCGAAACAAAACGCAAGGCTTGGTGCCGACTTACGACCGGGACGGAAACATTGAGCGCAATGAGAACGGTACAATCAAGTGGACGCTAGGCAAGAAACGATAATTTCGCCGGAAAGTGATATACTGAAAGTATGCGCAAACAATCTGCCGTAACGATGCCGAATCCGAATGACTTGCTCGCCGCCGCGAATGACAACGACGACACCGATATCCCGCAGGAAGCCTTCGCCGTGGACACGCCCGCTCAAGACCCGATTGCAAAGCCCGTGTACCGGTGGGAAATCCCGGACGAAACACACGTGCCGTACGTCGCGGTGATCGAGATCACGGACGCCGCCGATGTGGACGAGGCGCGCCGCGCCGCCCTCGCGATTCGTTTTGGCGTGCGGGAGGCGACGGTTGACACGCCCAAGGATGACGGGCGCGGCCTGACGGCCATGGAGCGCGCCTACATCATGCAGACGCCTCCGGTTGTGGTGCGGGACAGCGAGCAGATCACCCTCACTCACGCGATGGCGATCTATCTGAATGAGCGATTGACCAGGGAGAATGAGGCGTTCGCCGGGGCGCGGCGTTTGTTTGAAGACCTTGGGATCGACCCGGACAACCCCGCCGCGTGGGCCGAGCGCCAGAAGACCGAGGCGAACAACATCATCAGTATCGCCAAGGATGCCTTTGACATGCGGGCCTCTCAGATCGCCCTTAGCATCGAGCGCGCCATCGCCGACCTGAAGACGGCGGCATTCCAGACCGGTTTCGCCACTCCCGAGCCAAAACCACTCCCCGAACCCGACTACTCCCCGCTTACGATCTTTGTTGACGACGTGGACAAGGCACAGCAGTTCCCGCGCCTTGCAAGCGCCACATGGGTTGAGCGCACGCCGGGGGAAGGTTTGTCGGAGAGTGAGGCGCGGGGTGCCGAGATGCTTTGCAAGGAAGGCGGCTATATCGAGACGGCCTATCGCGGGTTCCACAACCCGACCGATGAGAAGGCGCTGCGCGATATCCAGAACCGCCTCAAGGCCGAGTGGGGGCTATGAGCGTCTTCGAGATACTGGCGCTGATCGGTATCGCCGTGATCACGGTTTGCTGCGTGGTGGGCGCGGGCTGTATCCTTTGCCTGTACCTGCGCCTGAAGGGTGTTGACCTGAAGTCCGTTGAGATGGATGTCTACGCGCTATGGGCCGCAAAGAGAAATGATGACTACCGCGTGCCGAGAACCAGGCGGTAGCTTGCCAAAGTGAACATGTTCAGCGTATAATTACAGCAATGAGCGTTGTCATTCATAAGCCTCAGTATATTTCGCGTGGGCGAATGCTCCTAACCAGGGTGGATTCGCGTGATGGCCGTCGCGAGAATTTCTACTATTACTTGCCAGCCGGTAAAGTGAAGCGCGAGCATTTCGAGAAGGCTCAACAGATGGTTGTTAACGCGGTGAGTCACAATGACGAGTCCTGACGCCGACGACTGGAAGAAGAAGCAGTTATGCACCGCCGTACTGCGCGGCCTTGAGATGATTTGCGCGGCCCTTCGGGAATACCTGGGGCTTGACAAAAAGAAGTAGCGCAGGTGGACTACGGGAATAAGTTCGTAATTGGCAATCGATCCGTAGTAATGCACGTAAATCATACCGTGCCTTGCCGCCATTAAGACGCCTGCGCTACATTAATATAATACGGCCGCATTGCACGGGGCTAAGCCCCACCGCAACCCGCCACCTAGCAACCGATCCCGCCAGAAATGGCCGCATTGGTTATTAGGTGGCTTTGTTCGTTTTACAAACCATGCCAAACGTCCTTGAAAAAACCGGTGCCGCGATATCTTCGGTCTTGAATGGGGCGCGCAAGCTTATCAACCCGGATAACCTGGATAGCCAGATCAGCCGGGGTGATCTAGAGCGGCCCGATTCTCAGCCCGCCGTGGGCAGGTTGTCCGACTTTATCAACCTTGCCGAGCAGCGTTACCAGGAGTCGCGTAACGGTCGCTGGAACCACCACGCGCAGTTTTACGAGGGGATCGCCTACTACTGCAACAACCAGGGCGGTGAATGGAACGGCACGTCGGGGCGCATGGTGCGCCGCCAGAGCCGAAACCCGGACCTGGATGAGAAGTTCGACCCGCGCCGCGAGAATATCGTCCGCGTCATGGCTGACCGGATGACATCGCGTGTGACGGGCGCATACCCGGATGCATGGGCCGCGCCGCAGACGGACAGTCCGCAGGACAAGCAAGCCGCGCAGATTCAGCGGGCGATCAACGCGCACTGTACGCGTGAGACCAGGCGGCAGGAGCTACTGCGCGAAGCCGTCCTACTCATGGGCATCTCGACCACTTGTTTTATCGAAACATGGTGGGATAGCAAGGCGTTTGCGGATGTCGGCATTCCGCGTCCTGACGGCACTGTGGAGTACCATCGCGCCCAGGTCGGCGATGTCGCAAACTCGCTGGTGATGGCGATCGACGCCTATCCGGACCCGAACGCGGCCTTCTCTCCGCATGGCATCCACGGCGGCGCGTACTTCATCAAGCGTGAAACGCGCTCGTTGTCCTATATACAGGACAAATGGGGCAAGACGGTTTCGGCGACATGCGAGAGCGACACGCACGGGTATTTGTTGCAGCGGCTTCAGTGGATCGCTGGCGACTACACGCACCAGCAGGCGAAGATCAAGAACGCAACCGAAGTCACTTCGATGTGGGAGAAGCCGTCCGAGCAGTATCCCGAAGGGCGCTTCCTGGTCTATAGCGCCGACAAGACCTGTCTCTATGCAGGGGAGTGGCCGTACAAGAACGAAGACGGTTCGCCCTATGCCGAGCGTTACCCGTTCGTCGCATTTAGCTATGCTAAGAACTTCGGCAGTGTGTGGGCGCTGAACTTCGTTGCCGACCTGATCGACATTCAAATCGACCTGAATGACTTAGCGACTTACCTCAGCGGTCGCATGATGTGGGACCGCCCGGTACTGTTCAATCCGTCCAACTCCCAGATATCGCCTGATGATCTAACGAAGCACGAGTACGCGCAGATCATCAATCACAAGGGCGAAGAGATGGGCGGCGCGAAGCCGACGTGGATGTTCCCCGGCTCTCCGGGTGACTTCTACTTCCGGCAGCATGACCGCCTGATGGCGAAGGCCGAGTTTATCGCGGGGGTGCGCGACTTCAACTCCGACACGGCAAGCCCGATCAAGAGCGGCCGTGATTACGAATTGCGCCTTGCGGAAGACAAGAGCCGCCTTCGCCCGGTCATCGAACATGTCAGCGAAAACGTTGTCGAACTTTATGAGTGGGATGCAGCGCTTTACCGAATGTACGGCGCGGCCTTCCAGAGGCTCTTAGGTCTGGACGACAAAGCAACGCCCGCCAAAGACTTGCAGGGGCCAAATGTCGCTGCTTCCGCGCTTGTGGATATCCAGGCGCTTCGCAATGGTAATACGCGGGTTGTGCTGCAACCGGGCAGCGGCGAGGCCAAGTTACCGGCGGCGCGCCAGGAGGAATTACTCGAAATCTGTCAGGCGATGGTTAACATGCCCGCGCCGCTGGTCGAATTCCTGCTGACTCAGCTTCAGGCGATTCGCTCCGATGCGGATGTTGACCGGTTCCTTGCCGCCTACAAGGAGTATGAGGCGCAGCAGCAACAGCAGGCGCAGCAGGTTCAGGCCATGAAGGGCGACCAGGCGCAACAGCAGCTCGCGCTCAAGGCGCAGCAGGCTAACGCGGAAGCGGACGCCAAGATCAAGGCGGATGAGGCGCAGGCGGCGATCAAGGTTCACGCCACGCAGATCACGGAAGCGGCCCGCGCCACGGCTGACCAGGCGATCGAACAGCACCGCGCTGACGCGGCCGCGAACCTTGAGCAGTTGAAATTTGAGCACGCTTCGGCGCTTCTGAGCGCCGAGCATGCCGCGCCGCCGAAAGTCTCGCTGACAGCCAAGATGGGCAGTGTGGGCGTACAGTCCGCTGAGAAGATGGCCGGGTTCCCGGCGACGGATAATCCGGAAGAGATCAAGAAGATGAATGTCAAGCCGGTTGCGCCCAAAGCGCCGCCGACGCCCAAGAGGAAGAGTGATGGCTAAAATTTCCGCAAGCGCCGTGCCTCCGCAGGTTATGCCCATCGCTGCGGCCGTTGTTGCTCCGGTCAGGGCCAAGGCGTCGGCGAAGGCTCCGCATGGGATGAGCCTCAAGGCGCGTCCCGAGCGTCCCGCCCATGCCGTACACCGCAACCGCGATGCATACGGGCGCATGCTGCCGGGGAATCTGCCGCCGAATGCCGCGCCGCCGTTTCAGCTTCGTAATATACCCGCGCAGGCTCCGGTCACGCCGCCTCGCCGAGTGAAAGGATAACTTATATGGGTCCACTTGAACTATCCGACGTGCCCGATTACGCGCCGATTACCGGAGTTGTTGCCGAGACCGTGGAGGCTCCCCCGCCGCCCGACGCGGAAGCGGCCAAGGATCTGCCGCTCATCAAGGCGCAGGACGCCGAGCCGCTCGATGACGACGACGTTAACGACATGGAGGGCGACAATCGCCAGGAGAAGACGCACGAGCAGCAGCCGAAAGGGGGCGAGCCGCAGCCCGCGCAGCAGGTTCAGGCAGGGACCGAGGTTGAAACTTCGGAACTTCAGGCGATCTGCGACCTTCTGGGCATCCCTGAGACAGACCCCGCCAAGCAGCGCGAGGCCATTGTGGCAAAGCGCGAGGAGATCGCCGCGCAGCGTGAGCAGCAGGCGCAGACGCAGCAGGCCGAGCGGACCAAGAGGGCCGAGGAAACCTGGACGAAGCGCGCTACGGAAGCTAAGAACGCCCGCGTGATCGAAGCGATGCGGACCGCCGGATGGCCGGTGGATGTCGAGAAGTGGTACGAAGCCGGAACTTGGGAAGACCCCGACTACGCCGCCCAGGCCGTCAAAACTTACTGGGACGTGGCGAACTCGCCGGAGATGGACGCTCTGTTCAACCAGGAGTTCAACAAGGCCAAGGGTGAGTACGAGGCCGTACAGACCAAGTTTACGCAGTTGACGACGGATTACGAGCATGCCGACGCCAAACTGCTGACCGATATACGGGATGCGGGGTTCAGCCCTGAAATCCTGGAAGCTGTTGCTCGTTCCACGCACGAGCACACGCAAAAGGTGATTGCGACGACCAATTCCGCACTCGCCGCCGCGCAGGCCAGGCTAACCACCATGGAAGCGCAAATTTCCGGCCATGCCGCAGCAATTAAAGCCGCCGTGGCCGATGAGCGCAAGCGAATTTTAGCGGAACTTGGGAAGCCCAATCCCGCCAGCGGAGGTACGGGGACGCCCTCTCCTACGGAAACAGGTGCCTATCAGTCGCGTGGTATCGGCTCCGGGATTTGGGATCGAATCCCCGTCATGAAATAAGGCGTAATCGCCGAGGGATATTAAAATGTCAAGTGCTGGTCCGTACAGTTACTTCAATTACTACCAGGCCATTAACGAGCCGATCGTGAAGGACATCGTAAAGTCGTACATCGACCACGAAGCCATTTTCACGCGGTTTCCGATTGAGACGGTGCGCTCGCTCAAGCGCAAGTCCAAGCGCATCATCGGCAACCTGCCGACGCCTACCCCCATGGATATCGGGGAGGAGCCGCCCGTCCCGTTCGTGCAGGACTATGAGGACTACGAAGAGGCTCCGTATCTACTTCGCGATAACTTCGACCTGGACGAGTTGTTCATGATGGACGAGAATTACGTCCAGGGTGAGCCGCTTGAGCGCCAGATCGAGAGCTACATCGAGGGGCGCACCTTCTACATTAACAACTGCTTCATCAACAACTCGCACACGGATGGCCCGATCCGTGAGCGCAAGATGATCGTCGGAATTAAGTACCGGCTTGCCACCACGCAGTTTGGCAACTCACCGACCGCCTCGGTGCAGAGCACGGCGAACCTGTCCGACGCTCAGTTCTCCGTCTCGAACGCCATCAAGGTTGAGCGCGACCTGGAACGCCTCTTCGACCAGATGGGCAACCACAACGGAAACGGGATGGTTGTCATGGGCAACCCGCAGCTTCTGCGACAGCTTAACGCCGTCGTGAAGTCGGCCGGTTACAGTGGTGGTTTCAAGACCACCGCTGACGCTTTCGACCGCGAGGTTATCAAGTTCAAGGGCGCGGAAATCGTGTCGGTCGGGTACCAGGCTCCGGCCGCGAACGGCGCGCAGAACACGCCGGTCATTGACAGCGCGCAGGACTTGAACGGCTGGTCTCCCGGCGACAGCCAGTATCAGGGCAATGCTAACGCCACCACGCTCTATGTCGTGTGGGGAGGTCGTAACAAGTTCTCCACGTGGCAGATGACCGACCCGATGCTGCGCAAGGTGATGCCGATCTCCGGCACCCGCAAGAACCGCGTTATGTTCGACCAGACGCTCGGACTGTGGAACCCGGACATTCGTGCCCTGGGGCGGATTTACGGGATCGTCGTGAACGGCCCGGCTGGTGATTAAGCCTGGAAAGGAAACAAGTAAATGCGTGATATTAACAGCGTAATCCAGAGTCCGATCACCGCCACGTCTACGGGCGCGAGCGCCTGGGTTGCCACACAGATCGGACGGCCATTGGAAGGCACGCCTGTTTACGGTATCGTAACACAGATCGACGTGACCGGCACAGTCGGCAATCCGAACGTCCTGTTTCGGATTCAGGTGTCGCCTGATCAGGTAACGGTGTTCGAGGCCGCGACGGATCAGTACGGCCCGATCAATTACCCCTGTGAGCGCGTCATTCGCACGAACCCCGTTTATCAGTACATGCGCCTGTTCTGGGAATTCAATGCGAACGACCCCGGCTACGGTTCTTCGAACTCGTCGTCGTCGTCACTCTCTGGGCAGCCTACCAGCTCGTCTTCGAGCGGCGGGTCTTCGTCCATCACCTTCAATGCAGGTATCGTGATCTCTACGATGTAGCCTGTGTTAATTGAAAAGCCCTCCGCGAGTATTTCGCGGAGGGCTTTTTGTGTCTTAGCTCGCAGGCGTCAGCGGTTCGACCGTCGCCGTAGCGGAGATCGCGACCGTTGCGCCAGGGTTAAAAACGATGGTTACGGATGTCGTGATCGACGGGTTGCCGGGGCTGCTTAGTTTGGAGGCCGTCACGACGACGGTTGCCGCGCCCTGTCCTCCGACGCGCCGAACGATGTAGTCGCCGGTAGGGTCGCTATCGGCGGTCAGGCTGGCGAGTTCGGGGTGGTCGATACTGACGGTGACGGCGGGATCGTAGGCGGGAATGCCTTCGGCGTCGAGTGCGCGAACGGTAATGCGGACTTGCTGATCATTTGTTACGGTTACTGTGGGGTCCATGGATACCTCTTGGTAGTTTAGATCACTATAGCTATTGTACCATGGATGGCGGGTTGACACGATAGGCGAAGTGGCGTATAATGGAGGCGTCGAAGTAAAGCGCAGGCATGCGGTATAGAGCGACACCGACCGAACCGGGCGCTTAGTAGCGGGAGGCATCCCATAGACGAACAGCTAAGTAGTAGGTCAAGTTTTCGCTCCCTTAACTCAGTTTGGTAGAGTGCTTTTCTTGTAAATAAGTGGTCAGGCGTTCGATTCGTCTAGGGAGCCTAATTTGACAGTGAAGCCGACTGGTCGAGGCGCTGGTCTCCAAAACTAGCGTACAGAGTTCGATTCTCTGCGCTGTTGTTTTTAGGGCGTAGCTGATAGGTACAGCGGCGGGTTGATAGCTCACAGATGCAGGTTCGAATCCTGCCGCCTTGATTTAAAGATGTGGCCTGACGCGCCCCTCTGTGCGAGGGACTTAACCGGGAAGTACAACCGGCTGCGGTGAAATTAGGCCACTTAGCTGCATGGGCGTGAAAGACATACACGCAGGGGATTTAACCTTAGTTATCCGGTGCTCGGCTAGAAATGGTAAGCCGACCCCGCTCTACTGCACCGGGGCACTCGGTGAATGCGTTTGGAGCGACTATTCCGAGATGCAGTCAGAAAGTTTTCGTTCCGCTCCCCGCCTGGTTACTCATCGCTCAGGGCGCTTAGGCTTGGTAGCCTGCCAAAGATAAAGATCGAGTGTCCGTCATCTTCCCTCAGAGGCCGTATCTGTGCTACCAGATACGGCCTTTGTTGGTTGTCGGGTATAATCTAACTGGCCTTTCGGCTAATACAACGTGTCGCGCCGTTGTATGTTTGCGGTTCACAAAAGCATGAAAGCCGTCTCTGTATACCCAGGGGCGGCTTTTGTGTTGACAGCGATTCGGGCGGCGTTGTATAATGAGTAAGCATCCTTGATGCCGTTCGGCCCGGTTCTCCACGGATCGGGCTAACGTCAAGGTTGCTGCGAGGCGTGGAGGCTCGCACTATGTCACACCAGCAAACCGAATGGGAACGTGTTGTCGCTCCCGGCTCCCCCATTGTCATATGCGGCGCAGGCAATCTCTGCCGCCAGTTCCTTGAGCAGTACCCGGCCTTACTTGAGAAAGAGGGCGAGCTATCGATCCAGGCTCTCTGCGATAACGACGCTTCCAAGCACGGTACGTACGAGCCTCGGTATAAAATCCCTATCATTAGCCCCGCCGACGCCTCCGATAAGTATGGCGGGGTTGCGTTTTTCGTCATCATGATCCACCTTGGCGCGGAGGATATGCGGGAGCAGTTGGAGTCGATTGGCGTGCCTCCCGACCGCATTATCCACTGGTGGAACGCGTGGCTGCATTTCGACGTACTGCGCATGCCCGCCTGGGCCGATGTTCCACCGCATCCTGAAAACTGGCTGGACGTATGGGCCGACGAGGCATCCCGTGATGTCGTCCGTGATGCCTACGCGTTTTTCAAGACGTATACGGATCGCACCGCAGCGTTCCAGCCTCGCGAAGCCTATTCACTGCCCGACAACATCTATTTCGACCCGGCGATCTATAAGTCCAAGGCGGATGAGCGGTTTCTGGACTGCGGGGCATTCAACGGCGATACGATGCTTGAGTACCGCAAGCGATATGATATGTACCAGGCCGACATATTCTGCGTGGAAGCCGACCCGGATAACTTCAAGGCTCTCTCGTTAACGCAGTCGCGCCTCGTTCCGGAAGGCACTCGGGAGTGGTGCGCGCTGGTCGGCGACGACAGCATCGAAAGCGTGTTGTTCAGTGGCAGCGGAGTGTCGGCAAAGATCGATGACCACGGCGTCTGCGTTCCGGCGCGCACGATCGACAGCCTGTGCAAATACTGGCTCACAAGTTTAATCAAGCTCGACATTGAGGGCGCAGAACTCGACACCCTGCGTGGCGCGGCGAAGACGATCAAGCGCGACCGGCCGGTAATCGCGTGCTGCCTCTATCATCATCCACGAGATTTGTGGGAAATACCAGCGTTTCTCAGGGGTGTGTGCGAGGACTACAGGTTTTACGCTCGCTGTTATGAGAATATGGGGTGGGAGACGGTCTGTTACGCGGTGCCGGTGGAGAGGTGCGTATGCTAGAATTGCCGACTGTGACACTCACGGCATTTGCGACCACGGACCACGTTGCCGCGAACCGATCTTTTGAATATAGTCAGCGCGGGATCAACTTCGGCGACAAACTGGTGATAACGGATAAGCCGGAGTTCTTCCCCACGGCAACGCAGGTACTCGTCGTGCCGCCCCTGCCATCGTATCAGGAGGGGTGTATATTTCACTGTACACAGGCTCCTGACTTGATATTGCCTGTTATGCGAGGGACGCATTTACTGTCGGTACAATGGGATTCCCCCGTACTCAACCCTGAAGTGTGGACGGATGAGTTTCTAGCTTACTCGATGTGTGGCGCAGTCATGAACGGGTTCGCCGTTGGCAACCATGGTGGCGCTCTGTTTAGCAGGGATTATTACATCGCGTTAAAGATGCTCGGATTACCTGCCGTGCTCTCAGAATGCCATCCTTGCGATCAAATAATTTGCATTCGTCATCACGACCAGATGGTTAGGAATGGATGTAAGTTCGCCCCTGTAGAGTTGGCTCGGCGCTTCAGTAGGGAGAATGACCCGCCCTACGGAAGCGATGTATTTATGGGCCATGGAAAACTTTACGTCGCCGATATTGTTAGACAGGGGCGGTACTAAATGTCAAAACGCTCGATTGAAGAGATCAGCGCGGACGAGGCGAAGACGGTTCGCCGCCTCCCCGACCCGGTAGTACAGGCACTCGCGCTGCGCTACGTGAAGAAGATGTCCGAGTTCGTGGAACTGATGGCGGCAATCGATCAGGCTGTTACCGGCGAGTATCACGGCGAGGCTCAGGCGGCGGTTCGAAACCGGCTGATTGAGGCTAAGGCTAACCTGCTGGCGCGAGGCAAGGCATGAAACGGCGTTCGCACTGGACGATCGACGGCTGGATCGACATGGTATTCGCGAAGCGGTTGGCTGTCGGAACACTGGCGCAAGGCTATGGCGTCGGCTATCGCATCGTGGACGGGCGGCACTGCGTCAACGTATGGCGCGTGATGGTGGTTTGGTAGGGAGAAGATATGGATCAGCAAACAACACTCAATGACTACGAAGACTGCGCGCTCGAAACGCTACGCGAGTTAACCGTAAGCCCTCAACACGAAATTCGCCTGAGCGCAGCGCAAACGCTCTTGCAGCACGTTCAGTACATCGCACACATGGACGCAAACAAGCAGATACACGGTGCGTACGTGGCTTACGATGCCGGTGATAAGTACGAGGAGACGAAGAGTGCAGACTAGGCGTTCGTTTTTGAAGAAGCTGGCAACCGGTGCGGCGACAATCGTTACCGGCCTTGTGGCGGCGAAAGTGGCGAAGGCGTTGCCCGACCCTGACCCGCTCGTGCTTAACTACGAAAAGGCCGTACAAGACAACCTGACGTTATCTGCGCCTTTAGCCTGTCAGTCCACCACGTGTTTTGGTGAAGTGGGATGGGGTGAACCAAGTGCATGGGAATCAGAACTTAGGGCACTTGCTGATTCAAGGTGTGAGCGAGCGCGAGAGTTAACCGAAGCGGAATTGGATCGTTACTTTGTTTCTTTGAAGGCTTATCGTGGAGGTGTTTGGAATGAAGCCTAGCCCGGTGCCGCCTGCTGATATAGCTAAAACAGGGATCGTGCTGTGTACGCACGGCAGCGCGCCCTACATCCACACGAGCCTTGAGTGCCTGCGTCGCCATGAACCGAATGTGCGCGTCTTGATACACGATGATAGCAGCGAGGAAGAGGGCCGACTGCGTGAACTTGCTGCCGAGTACGGCGCAGACTTCCACACGACGGGCTATCGTCTCAAACCGACCCTCGGCGACTTGTCTGGCTTCGCGCAGGGCTTGCAGTGGAGCGAGTGCGAGGGGTTGGATGTCGTTGTGAAGTGCAGCCGTAGCTTTATCGCGAACCGGCCATGGTCGCGGGAGTTGGTGAATCTCCTCAATTCGACAGGGTATGTGACAGCGTCGGCCTACTGCGCTCATTTTGGTGGACAAGGGTTTGGGTTCCGGAGCGAGTGGGTTGCAATGCATGCTCGTTCATGGATCGACAGCGGGATTATGCGACAGATGCAAGGCTACGTGGATACCAATACCGAATATGGCTTCCCGGAGGCATTTTCGCACAACAAAGCCCGCGAGGTTCATCAGTTCGTACATCCTATTTCTAACCCGTACGGTGACTCGTCCAATCCTGATTGCGATTACACAGTAAGGGCAGACCAGTATTTCCCACGGCCGCAGAATTACGACGGTTACGCAATCTATTTTGGATTGCTTGGACTATCCCGTGTTCAAAAACGTGATAACGTGTACTGGCATGACAGTCATAATTTCCCAGACTACGGCGAGTTAGCCCGCAGCCTGGGTTTGGATTACAAAGACGAGGATTTTATTCGGATACCGGGCGAATAGACCATCGGCGACGGATTCGATAATCCTCGCATGGATTGCCTAAGAAGTCCGTAGGTGTAGGTAGTGCGAGAGCTTCTTCAGGCGTTAACCCGAGATGCTTAACCCGTTGCCTGACGGTCTTTACGGATTTATTATGGATATTGCACCACTCTTTCAAAGTTCTCGTTGTTCCGTCGATTGTGTATCTCGTAGTAGCACGAGTATTGTCAGCTTGAGCAGCCCTTGAATCCCAAACGCAGTTTTCGGGAGAATAATCGGCGTTCACATCGCGCCGTTCAAGCGTGTAGTCAGGGAATGGTTTAGGCCCCATGTCATCAAGAAACGCTTTTGAGCTTTTGAGCCATCGCTCGCATATTTTGATCCCTCGCCCACCATAGTAAGAGTAATCTCGGCATGTAGGTGTCAAGCATCGTTCTCTCATATGATAGTAGGATCGTATTTCGGAAGATTTCGATTGACCGTGAGTGCTATGCGTTTCGCTGATATTGCATCCGCAAGACTTGGTGAAGCCGCCAGTGAGCCTACTGTTTCTTACAACTCCGGAACTTCCGCAATCGCACATCGTGTCATAGAATAGTCCGACACGACCATCAGTTGTATTATCATGGATCGCAACCGCAGTCCATTTGCCGAACTTTTTACCGATAAGGTCAGGTAATTTTCTAGCGCAGCCACAATTTGTAGAAGTGCCAACAATTAATGTTCTTGTTGCGACGTCTTTTTCAGTTCCGCAATCGCACTTGCAGTGGTGCTTTCGATTATCACTGACGGATAGTACAGTCCATAGGCCAAACCGTTGACCAACTAGATCAAGACGTGGTAATGTCGTCATGCGATGCGCCCTCCTTCGGCGCTAGCCACGGGTCTCGGATGTACCACCATCGCGAGGCCCACATTGTATAGTACCACATATGGGAAATAAACCGTACAGGCTATTACTGGATCAGCGTCAAGCAGCAGGCGATATTCTTATGCTTTCTGCCGCCATCCGTGACCTTCACCGTCAGTATCCAGGCCGCTACGAGGTTGATTTCGTGGGACATCATGGCCGCCTGTCAGACGGTAATAATTTATTCGAAAACTCGCCTTATATCACCCCGTTCTATGAAGGGCCGCCGCATGACGTAGCAAGGCACTGCAAAGACTGCCGCTACATCATGTGTCACTACAACGAGGCGATGCAGAACCCCGGACGCCGCCACTTCATCGAAGCGTTTCATATTTCACTTGGGAATCAACTCGGCCATCAGATACAACTGACCGACCCGCACGCGGATTTGCACCTAAGTATGGAGGAGCGTGAACCATGGCCGGGATTGCCTGACAAGTACTTTATTATCGATGCAGGCTTCAAGCGTGACTTTGTAGCGAAGTTTTGGAGTACCCACCGTTTTCAAGAGGTTGTGAACGCGACATGCGATCGTATAACATGGGTACAAATTGGAAGTAGTGGCGATATTCACCCGCCCTTGCAGAACGTGATCAATCTTGTCGGGCAAACTAACCTACGTCAATTGATCCGCGTGTTCTACAGGTCGTCTCTGGTGCTAACGCCGGTAAGTATGCCAATGCACCTTGCCCCTGCGGTACCGACGCCTAATGGTCGCCCCCGTCCATGCATTGTGTTGATGGGGAGGCGCGAACAAAAGGTGCACGAAGCCTACGGAGGACATATTTGCCTTGGCACTGATGGCCCGCTATCATGCTTGGAACCGGAGGGGTCAGGGTGCTGGCGGTCGAAGACGGTTAAGATCGACGGAGACAACTCATTGTGCCGCGCCCCTCGTAAGGATGAGGTAGGGGCAGACTTACCGGAATGCCTCCACCGCATAACCGCCGCCGATGTCATCAAGGCCGTTGAGCTTTATCTATAGAAGTGGTACAATCAATATAATGACCATCCGCTGCGTCGGTTGCGAGTTCGAGTATCAGGCAGACGGGGTAAGCTCAGAGTGTAGCGTTTGCGGCGTAAGGAACGCTCATCAGGAGGAAAACCATGGACCTGCTCATTCTAGCCCTGACGATATCAGTGATCGTAGCGATCATGTACGGCGCGATCCCGCAGCCTACGAAGATTGTCTTGCTTATCGTTGACATTCTCTTGCTCGTGCTTTACTTTATGGGCTTCGGCCCTCACCTCGTTCACAGAGGTTAATGCATGCCGCTCGTCTCCGTAATCATCGTGACCTGTAACCGCCCGCAATGGCTGCGGGAGGCGGTCGCGTCGGTGGTTGCGCAAGCGCTTGATGATTGGGACTGCATGATCATTGACAATGGCGATTCAGAGACCGGATACGCATATGAATGCACTAACGTTTATAGGTATTTACCAGCAAGTCATTTCAATTTAACTATAGGTGCTGCACGTAATTTTGGTGCAAAAGGCAGTGACAGCGATTACCTCCTCTTCCTTGACGACGACGACATCCTCAAGCCCGACGCCCTGGCGAACCTGCTTCGGCCGATCGAAAACCGCCCCCATCTCGCCGGAAGCTACGGCTACCCTTACCTCATGACCGGCGACGGCAAGCCCATCAATGAAGGCGCGCCGGTCGGCAAGCGGCCGCATGGTGGGCTGCTGCGCCTCGCGGACATGGCGGGTGACGCAAACATGGTGACGCCTCCCGGCTGCGCGCTCATTCGCCGCAGCGCGTTCGAGGCGTGCGGCGGGTGGGACGAGAGCGGCACGGTGCGCGAGAGCGTGGAACTTTTTTATCGCCTGCTCAAGATCGGCCCGATGGCGGTTGTTCCGCAAACGGTGATCGGCTACCGGCAGCATGCGGGGCAATTGTCGCGCACACGCAACGCGGACCATGCGCAGATGGAGCGGACACATGCGCGGCTTCAGGAGTGTTTGCAGGAGGTTTACGGCTAATTGTCCGCACAGCAGATCAATCAGGGCGCAACGGTCACGCTGACCGCCCCCGCGCTGGAACTGGGCACGGTTACAACGCTTACGGCGCTCTTTGACGGCCCCGCGATCTCCGTCACGGACGACACAATCGTAACCCTGCCGCATGTCGTCGCAGGCGTCCCGGCAGGCTGGACGATCACGATCAATAGCGCCACGGCGGAAGAGTTCGCAAGCATCACGGTTTCGGTGCCGATCGATGCCGAGACGACCACGATCGGGGGCTACAGCGTCTCGTACTACGACGGCGCGGGGAATTTCTACAGCCAGTGGTTCGACGTAATCGACGCGGACGCCGAACCTGATGTCATCACGCCGCAGCAGGTGATGCAGGGGCAGACGACTTCGATCACGATCCCGATTACCGCCCTGACCTATCGCGCCACATTCATCTCGATCGACAGCCCTGAAGAGGGCACGTGGCTTGACAATGGTTCACAGGTAACGCTTCCGTATACAGCGTCGTTTACGGAAGCGCCCGCGCCGTCAGGATGGGCATTCACCCTGACGGCGCTCAACTTCGGCGTGGCTTACACGGCGAGTGTCACGGTCCCGGAGTCGTACAAGTTCGGCACGTATCCCGTCGTCATATCCACAGGCAACGGGCACATTTACGAAACCGAGTTCGAGGTGATTCCCGCGCCTCCCGCGCCAGCGGACACGGCGGCGACGGGGTGTAACTGTATTACGGGTTTCGACATTATCAGCGAAGTGCAGGTTCGCATGCGCGAGGCGCTAAATACGACCGCGCAGCAGCAGAATATGATCTATGGTCGGCATGTGCGGCGCGTCATGGATGAGGTCGCGCGCCGCACATGGTCGATTTA